TTTGAGCTTTGTCATTGATGTAGCCTGAAAATAGGCTGGCCGGTATTGTCCTAGAAAATAGATAGAGGCTGAATAGGTCATGTTAATCTCTCCTCGGTTGCGATTGCTCTATGGCAATCTATGAACCGGCTCCGATTGTGAAGCCGGTCTAAGATTGTCACGCTTCAATAGCTACTATCGGCGTTGTTACCCGTTCAAATTCTTGACGAGCTTCTTGCAATGTTTTGTAAGCTCTAGAATTGCGAACTCCGCCTATTGTATAAACCAGCCGGTAACATTCCTTAACGTGCCGCGTGCCAGCGCCAGCGATTTCCTCACAATCTGGAACATGCGCCAGCAAATAAGGGCGATTGAAAGCGCCAGCACCTTGCGCGATTAAGGTTTCGTGTTTGTAAAGCATGTCTCAATCCTTAATCCTTTGTCACGCTGCAATGGTCTGAAGAACGAATGAAAGGTCGTATTCCAGGCTGTAAGAACTAATGACGTAACCAGCGCCAAAACGCTTGCCACGGTAGCGATTGAGACCAGCTTTCAAGCGCGCTTTGTCAGCCATACGAGGCAGCATATAGATTGGAAGATAGTAGCGAGGATTGCCGTTGATATCATTATCAAGACGGATTGCAGACTGAGCCAATTCGCTCGCATTAGATAATTCAGTCATGATCTTCTCCTGGTTGTTTATTATTATATAAGAGATTGTTTCTCATCTCTTATGACTAAGACAATATCATGTATTGTCTATATGACAAGAGACTATCATATATAATAATTATATGAGGTAATCTGTTATTTAGATAATTAGTGAGGTATCTAAATACCGCAATGCTTTCATGGGTGTTAGACCCTTATCCCGCGTTATGGAACTTGAACCTAAATCTGGTTCATTATCGATAAGGGGCATTGTCATTATTCATCACTAATCATCATTCATTATCTATTATAGATAAGAGCAATAAGCCTATTGTGTGTAATAGCTATTATCTATCAGATAGACCGGCACTATGCCCTACGCATGGTCCATGGGGGTGGCTGGAGCGTGCACCCCACAAGCAGTTCCCCCCAAAAAATATTTNGGTTATAGTGTGCTTCTCATTGCAATGGAGGTTCTGATGTCATTTTCTGATCTGGTTACGAAGGTAGAAGGTTTGCTTAATCTGAANGCTGATTGGGCTAATGCTAAANCTACGCTTGAAGGCACGGTAGCTGAGTTACAGGCTAAGGTTACTGACCTTGAGGCGCAGGTAGCTCAAGCTGCTCAGAATGCAGAGGCGGCTGCTGAGGCNGATGTACANGCATTGATTGCTAAGATAGACGCTGCTTGACACATCAGGTAGTATCAGGCATATCTGGTTACGCGGGGTAGAGAAGTCCGGTATCTCGACACGCTCATAACGTGTAGGTCACAGGTTCAAATCCTGTNNCCGCAACCAAAATTGTCTGGAGTGGGTTGGGGAAGCCGGTAATCCGCAGGTCTCCAAAACCTTGAGAACTAGGTTCGATTCCTAGANCCTATGCCAGATAAAGCTGGCTCTCATAGCTCAACTGGATAGAGCGACGCTCTACGAAAGCGTAGGTTGGATGTTCAAATCATCCTGAGAGCACCATCAACAGAAGGGACGCTGCGATGGCACAAGGTGGACACATACGGGCTGAAGAGCCAAAGAACGACAGACAGTTTCTTTGTCCTGACGGCATGGTTGGGCATCTAAAGAAGGTGTTGGAGGGCGAGTACAGCATTCCGTACAACGAGGCTGACGCTGAAAGCCGATCCTTGTTAGTCTTGGATGTCGGTGCCAATTGCGGGGCATTTACGGTGTATGCCAAGCTCAGATGGCCTAACTGTAAAATAGATGCCTACGAGCCGTTGGAAGCCAATTATGAGTTCTTAATAGCAAATACCCAAGATTTGAAAGGTGTCACCCGATTTCAATCGGCAGTGGGCGATCCAACTAGAGACAAGCTCTACCTTGGAAAGCACAACGTCGGTGAGAACAGCCAGTATCAAGGCAACGAGCAGGTAGACGAGTATGTCGAGATTGACGTGGTCGAGCCTGAGAACTTGGTGAGCTATGATATTGTTAAGCTCGATTGCGAAGGTGCCGAGGTATACATACTTGCTAGGCTGGACTTGAGCGAGACAAGGTATGTGATGTTTGAATACCACAGCGAGCGCAACCGAATAGCTTGCGATGCCATTTTGACACAAAAAGGCTTTGCGTTGCTTGAGATGAATGTAACCTCGATTGGTTACGGCGTTGCTAAGTATGAGGCACAGTGACATGAGACAGTTATTAAAAGAGTACCTTAAACAGTATCAACGTGATCCGCGTGGCATGGCTAAAGATGTTGCCGAAGCTGCCATGACAGAATTTGTCACCCATGATTGGAACTGGAACGGCTTGCGCGATACTTCAAACGAAGTCAAAGAACGCGTGGCTAAGGAACTTCCTCCGTTAATAAAGATTAATAATGAAATTTAACCTGCAACAGTTTTATGCGTTTTGCCGACAGCTCAGGATTGAGACCAAAGAGCTGGGCCTTCAGAAGATGGATAAACTTTTGGGCACGCAAACCTATGTCATGGAAGAGATTGCAAAAGGATTGGAAGATGACTGCCATTTTTACGTTATTCTTAAGGGTCGTCAGCTGGGCATTACCACTATTAGTCTGGCCCTTGATTTATATTGGCATTTTATTAACCCAGGCTTACAAGGCACCTTAACCACTGACACAGAAGAAAACCGTGACATGTTTAGGTCTACGCTTGGCATGTACATGGACGGCTTGCCCAAGGAATATAAGATCCCGCTGCTGGCCCATAATAGAAACCAATTAAGTCTGAAAAACCGCAGCCGCCTGTTNTATCAAGTAGCAGGCTTGCGAGCTAAGGGGAGCTTGGGACGTGGTAAAGCAATCACTTACCTACACGGAACAGANACATCTTCATGGGGTGATGAGGAGGGGCTTGCGTCCTTGCTGGCATCCTTGGCTGAAACAAANCCTTTACGTCTCTACATGTTCGAGTCAACCGCCCGTGGCTTCAACATGTTCCACGACATGTATGCAACAGCTAAACGCGCTCGCACCCAAAGGGCCATTTTTTGTGGTTGGTGGCGCAATGAGTTCTATTCTGTAGAAGCAGACAATCCGATCTACAAAGTCTATTGGGACGGCAAAGTAACACCCGAAGAGAAAGAATGGGTGCGCGACATCAAGAAGCTTTACAACTTTGAGATCAACTCTCGGCAGCTTGCTTGGTGGCGTTGGAAGCTTGCGGAAGGCATCAAAGACGAAGCCCTCATGTACCAAGAGTTNCCNCCNACGGAAGACTATGCGTTTGTGATGACCGGCAGCTCGTTCTTCTCGAACAGCAAATGCACCGACGCAATGAAGGCATCCCGCAAGGCAATTCCTGATTGNTATCGCTATGTGATGGGCCACAACTTCCAAGACACGGAAGTAATGAAGTCAAACCCTAAACTCGCAACCCTCAAAATATGGGAAGAACCAGATGATAATGGATACTACGTTATTGGAGCAGATCCTGCTTATGGCAGCTCTGATTGGGCTGACCGTTTTTGTATTCAAATCTTTAGGTGCTACGCCGACGGACTCGACCAAGTTGCAGAGTTCGCCACCTCAGAACTCAACACCTACCAGTTTGCCTGGGTCATCGCACACCTCGCCGGAGCTTACAAAAACTCCACGCTCAACCTCGAAGTCAACGGCCCAGGCCACCCGGTCATCCAAGAACTCCGCAACCTCAAAAGACAAGCCGTCAACATCGCGTCCCAAAGCGAAACCCGTAAGCAAGGCGAAGCGTTAATGGCCGTCCTTTCCTCCATGCAAAACTATATCTGGAGGAAAAACGATACCCTTGGTGGTCTGACCAACTCGATTGGCTGGGTCACAACCCAAGCCTCCAAAGAACGTATGCTGTCCTACTACAAGGATTACTTTGAACGCGACATGATGATTGTTAAATCCGAGGATCTCTTGGAAGAAATGAAAACCATTCGCCGCGACGGTGGATCTATT